GTGGCCTTGTTGACTGAACTGGGTCTCGGCACGCAGATCGCGCTGCCCTACCTCTTCGAAATCTGGGCGATGGAGCACCAGTTGCCGCCCGAGGGCCCCTGGAAGACCTGGGTCATCATGGGCGGGCGGGGCGCGGGCAAGACCCGCGCGGGCGCCGAATGGGTGCGCCGCCAGGTCGAGGGGGCACGCCCCCTCGATGCCGGTCGCTGCCGCCGCATCGCCCTTCTGGGCGAGACGCGCGATCAGGTCCGCGAGGTCATGATCTTCGGGGATAGCGGCATCCTCGCCTGCTGCCCGCCCGACCGGCGCCCGGTCTGGCAGGCGACGCGGCATTGCCTCGTCTGGCCCAACGGCGCCGAGGCGATGGCGTTCTCCGCGCATGAGCCCGAAGCGCTGCGCGGCCCGCAATTCGACGGCGCCTGGGCAGACGAACTGGCGAAGTGGAAAAAGGGCCAAGCGGTCTGGGACATGCTGCAATTCAGTCTCAGGCTGGGGCAGGATCCGCGGGTCTGCGTGACCACGACGCCGCGCAACGCGTCCGTCCTGAAGGAGCTTCTGACCCGCAAGAGCACCGTGGTCACCCATGCCGCGACCGAGGCGAACCGCGCCAACCTTGCGCCGTCGTTCCTCGAGGAGGTGCGCGCGCGATACGGCGACACGCGGCTCGGCCGGCAGGAGCTGGACGGTCTGCTGATCGAAGAGGCGGAGGGCGCGCTGTGGACGGCGGCGATGATCGAGTCGGGACACATCGCCAAGGTGCCGCCGCTGGTGCGTATCGTCGTGGCGGTCGATCCGCCGACCACGGCGCATGTGGGGTCGGATGCCTGCGGGATCGTGGTGGCCGGGCTGACGCATGAGGGCAACGCGGTCGTGCTCGAGGATGCCACGGTTCAGGGCGTCCGCCCGGCCGCCTGGGCGGAGGCGGCCATCGCGGCGATGGCGCGCTGGGACGCGGACAGGCTCGTGGCCGAGGTCAATCAGGGCGGCGACATGGTCGAGGAAGTTCTGCGCACCGTCGATCCGAACGTGGCGGTGACCAAGGTGCACGCGGCGCGCGGCAAGACCGCCCGGGCCGAACCGGTGGCCGCGCTTTACGAACGCGGGCGCGTGCAGCATCTACGCGGCCTCGGCATCCTCGAAGAGCAGATGTGCCGCATGACGCAGGCGGGATACGACGGCGCAGGCTCGCCCGACAGGGTCGATGCGCTGGTCTGGGCGCTGACCGATCTGATGCTGCGCAACACCAGAACGGCGCGTCCGGGCCTGCGGGGGCTGTAGAAAACGCCTCGCCGTTGCGTGCGGCCCCCCTCGGGCGGTCGCACGCCTCAAGGGCCATTAAGACCCCGTCGTTACACCTTCATTCAACGGCAGACGGGCCTCCCCGACGCCACGACACGAACCGGCTTCGGGCTCAGGCCCGCTGCCAGCAACCAGGAGTGCGCCCGCATGGTGTTTCAGCTTTTTCGTGGCCCGGCCCAGCCCGCGATCCCCGAGACCAAGGCATCCGCCACCGGTCCTGTCATCGCCTATGCCAGCTCGGGCCGCGTCGCCTGGAGCCCGCGGGATACCGTGTCGCTGACCAAGACCGGCTTTTCCGGAAACCCGGTGGGCTTTCGCGCGGTCAAGCTGATCGCCGAGGCCGCCGCCGCGCTGCCGCTGGTCCTGCAGGACGCGGAGCGGCGCTATGACATGCACCCCGCGCTGAGCCTGCTGACCAATCCCAATCCCGGCCAGGGGCGGGCGGAGCTGCTGGAGGCGCTTTACGGCCAGCTTCTTCTCTCCGGCGATGGATATCTCGAGGCGGTCAATGGCGGCACGACCGGCCTGCCTTTCGAGCTGCATGTCCTGCGTTCGGACCGGATGCGGCTGATCCCGGGCAATGACGGCTGGCCCGTCGCCTACGAATACAGCGTCGGCGCGCGCAAGCACCGCTTCGACATGACCGGTGAGACAGCGCCCATCTGCCACATCAAGTCATTCAACCCGCAGGACGACCATTACGGCCTGTCGCCGATGCAGGCGGCGGCGCAGGCGCTCGACGTGCACAATTCCGCGTCGCGCTGGTCGAAGGGGCTTCTGGACAACGCGGCGCGACCATCGGGGGCGATCGTCTATAGCGGCGGGGACGGTTACGGCACGCTCTCGCCCGAGCAATACGACCGGCTCGTGGGCGAGATGGAGGCCCATCACATGGGCGCGCGCAATGCGGGCCGTCCGATGCTGCTCGAAGGCGGGCTCGACTGGAAACCGATGGGCTTTTCGCCTTCGGACATGGAATTCCACAAGTCCAAGGAGGCCGCCGCGCGCGAAATCGCGGTCGCGTTCGGGGTGCCGCCGATGCTGCTCGGCATTCCCGGCGAGGCGACCTTCGCCAATTACCAGGAAGCGCACCGGGCCTTTTACCGCCTGACGGTGCTGCCCTTGGCCACCCGTGTCGCGGCGACGCTCGGCACCTGGCTTTCGGCGCAATCGGGCGAGGCGTTCGAGCTGAAGCCCGATCTCGATCAGGTCTCGGCGCTTGCCGCCGAGCGGGACCAGCAATGGGCCCGGGTCGCAGGCGCCGATTTCCTGAGCGCGGAGGAAAAGCGCCGCATCCTAGGTCTGCCTCCGCTGGCGGAGCCCGGGAATGAATGAGCCGCGCATCACCCCCGAACGGTTCGAATGCGCGCCGGGCCTAAGGCTCGAGGCCCATGAGCGGCTGTCGGACCTGCAATTCCGCAACCTCGCGGCGCGGCTCGACCGGATCGAGGCGTTGATGGAGCGGCTCGAACGCCGGCTCTGGCTCGCCGTCTACGGGGTCATGGCCACCATCGCCGCGCAAGGCGTGCAGGGTCTGATGAGTGTCACGCCCTGACGGGCCAAGGAAGCTGGAGAGAGACATGGAACTGGAACACAAGCTCTGCCGCTTCGAGGCGGAAGTGACGGTCAGGGACGGCATGCAGCTCGAGGGTTATGCCTCGCGCTTCGGCGCCTGCGACCAGGGCGGCGACGTCGTGGCCAAGGGCGCCTATGCCGCCTCGCTGAAGCGTCTGGGTGCGGAGGGCCGCGCGGTCAAGATGCTCTGGCAGCACGATCCCGCCCAGCCCATCGGCATCTGGGACGAGGTGCGCGAGGACGCCACCGGCCTCTGGGTCAAGGGACGCCTCCTCGAGGGCGTCGCGCGGGCCAAGGAGGCCGCCGCCTTGATCGAGGCGGGCGCCATCGACGGGTTGTCCATCGGCTACCGCACCTTGCGGGCCACCAAGAATGACAAGGGCCAGCGGGTCCTTACGGAACTGGAGCTTTGGGAAGTGTCCCTCGTGACCTTCCCGATGCTGCCCAGTGCGCGGGTCGCGGGGAAGGGGGACCACCCCGACGACGCGGCCTGGCGCGAACTGGCACGGACCATCGAAGGTCTGCGCCTTGACATGGCGGGCGGCTGACGCGCGCCGGGACGAAAACGGGACCGAACAGCACATGACACAAGCCGAGAACACGTCTCGGACCGGGGAAGATGCGTCTCCGGTCGTCCAGGTTGGCACCGCGATGGCGGGGTTCGCCCAGGACATCAAGGCCATGCGGGCCGACCTCTATGGACAACTCAAAGCACAGGAAGAGCGACTGACCATGCTTGATCGTAAATCCGCCATCAAGGCGGCCCGGCCCGCGCTTGCCAGCGCCGGCGACACCGAAGCCCCCCACCAGAAGGCGTTCAACGCCTATCTGCGCACCGGCGATGACGACGGCCTGCGCGGCCTCGAACTCGAGGGCAAGGCGATGTCCACTGCGGTGAATTCCGACGGTGGCTACCTCGTCGACCCGCAGACCTCCGAGACCATCGCCTCGGTTCTGGCGGGCGCGGGTTCGATCCGGGCCGTGGCCAGCGTCGTCAACGTGGAGGCCACCTCCTACGACGTGCTGATCGACCGTAACGATGCGGGCGCGGGCTGGGCCAACGAGACCGCGGGCAGCATCGAAACCGGTACGCCCACGATCGAGCGGATCTCGATCCCGCTTTATGAGCTGAACGCGATGCCCAAGGCCTCGCAGCGCCTGCTCGACGACAGCGCCTTCGACGTGGAAGCCTGGCTCGCCGGTCGGATCGCCGACAAGTTCTCGCGCGCCGAGGCCGCGGCCTTCATCTCGGGCGACGGGGCGGACAAGCCCAAGGGCATCCTGACCCACCCGCAGGTCGACAACGATCTCTGGGCCTGGGGGTCCATCGGCACCGTGGCCACGGGCGCGGCCGCCGATATCGGCGACGGCGATGCGCTGATCGGCCTCGTCTACGCGCTGGGTGCCGAATACCGCGCCAATGCGGCCTTCGTGATGAACTCGAAGACCGCGGGCGCGCTGCGCAAGCTCAAGGATGCCGACGGCCGCCACCTGTGGTCCGACGGTTTCGCCAGCGGCGAGCCCGCGCGCCTTCTGGGCTACCGCGTGGTGATCGCCGAGGACATGCCCGACATCGGCGCCGGTGCCACGCCCATCGCCTTCGGCGATTTCGGCGCGGGCTACACCATCGCCGAGCGGCCCGACCTGCGCATCCTGCGCGATCCGTTCAGCGCCAAGCCGCATGTGCTGTTCTACGCCACCAAGCGCGTGGGCGGAGACGTGTCGGATTTCGCCGCGATCAAGCTTCTGGTCTGCGCGGTCTGAACGACGCCGTGAGCGGGCGGCGGACATCGTGCCGCCGCCTGTTGGGAAAGCCGGTCATCCGGCGGGGATGCAGAGCGGAGACGAAGACCCATGATGCTGACCGAAGAGACACTCGTGCCGGATACGGCCCTTCCCGTGGATGGCCTGAAGCGGCATCTCAGGATGGGGTCGGGCTTCGCCGAGGACGACGTGCAGGACGCGGTCCTGACGGGGTTCCTGCGCGCCGCCATGGCCGTGATCGAGGGCCGCACCGCCAAGACGCTGCTGGCCCGCGACTTTCTGCTCAGCGTGTCGCGCTGGGCCGCGCCCGACGCGCAGCCGCTCGGCACCGCACCGGTGCAGACGCTGGGCAGCGTGACGCTGATCGACCGGCACGGCACGTCGAGCCTTGTCGCCCCCACCGCCTACCGGCTGGAACGGGACGCGCAGGTGCCGCGGCTGCGTTCCATCGCCAGCTGCCTGCCGGGCATTCCCGCAGGCGGCAGCGCCGAGGTTCGCTTCACCGCCGGGTATGTCGCCGAGTTCGGCGATCTGCCCGCGGACCTGGCGCAGGCGGTGCTTCTGCTGGCCGCACATTACTACGAATACCGCGACGAGACCGCGCTGGGCGAGGGCTGCATGCCCTTCGGTGTGACCGCGCTTCTGGCGCGCTACCGCCCCGTGCGGATCGGATTCGGCGCATGAGCGGCGTGCGGCTGAACCGCCGTCTGACGCTGGAGCGCGAGGCGGCCGTGCCGGATGGCGCGGGCGGACGCAGCGCGGCCTGGGCGGCGCTCGGCACGATCTGGGGCGAGATGACGCCGCGCTCGGGCCGGGAGACGGCGATCGAGACCGGCACGCTGTCGCGCGCGGGCTACCGGGTGAAGGTGCGGGCGCTGCCCGAGGGCCATGGCGCCCGGCCCCGCGCGGGCGACCGGTTTCGCACCGGCACGCGGCTTTTCGATATCCGCGCGGTCCAGGAGGCCGGCCCCGCCGCGCGATACCTGATCTGCACCGTCGAGGAAGAGGTGACGCCATGAGCTATGCCCTGTCCGACGCGCTGCAGGAGGCGCTTTACACCGCGCTTTCCAGCGATCCGGGTCTCGCCCTCGAGGTGGGGGGGCATGTCTATGACGCCCTGCCCACCGGGCCGTTGCCGGAGCTGTACGTCGCGCTTGGCCCCGAGAAGGTGCGCGATGCCTCCGACATGGGCGCCCACGGCGCCTGGCATGACCTTTCGGTGATCGTATCGACCGATGCGGCGGGCTTTCGCAGCGCCAAGCGCGCCGCGGCGGCGATCTGCGACGTGCTCGACGACGCGGCGCTGCCGATGACGCGCGGACGGCTCGTCAGCCTGCGCTTCCTCAAGGCCGACGCCAAGCGCCGGTCCGGCGATACCCGCCGCATCGAGATGATCTTCCGCGCCCGCGTGGACGACGAGTGAACCCTTAGAACGGAGTGACGGACATGGTTGCCCAGAATGGCAAGGACCTACTGATCAAGGTGGATCTGACCGGCGACGGACAGTTCCACACCATGGCGGGCCTGCGCGCGACGCGGATCAGCTTCAACGCCGAGCAGGTCGACGTGACCTCGCTCGAAAGCCAGGGCGGCTGGCGCGAGCTGCTGAGCGGGGCGGGCGTGCGCACCGCGGCGATCTCGGGCTCGGGCATCTTCCGCGATGCCGATACCGACGAGCGCGCGCGGCAGATCTTCTTCGCGGGCGAGACGCCGCAATTCCAGGTGGTGATCCCGGATTTCGGCACCGTGACGGGACCGTTCCAGGTCACCGGGCTCGAATATGCGGGCACCCATGACGGCGAGGCCACCTACGAGGTCTCGATGGCCTCGGCCGGTGTCGTGAACTTCGTCGCGGCGGCGAGCTGAGCGCATGGAGAACCCCTGGCGCGGTGAGGTCGAGATTGTGATCGACGGCGAGGCGCGGCGCATGCGCCTGACCCTCGGCGCGCTGGCGGAGCTCGAGGCGACGCTCGGCGCGGACAGTCTCGTGGCGCTGGTGGAGCGGTTCGAGACCAGCCGCTTCGCCAGCCGCGACGTACTCGCCCTGATCGTGGCGGGGCTGCGTGGCGGGGGCTGGGACATCCGCCCCGACGCCATCGCCCGCGCCACGATCGAGGGCGGACCGCTCGCGGCGGCGGAGGCGGCGGCCCAGCTTCTGGCCCGCGCCTTCGCCGCCCCGGGGCCGGCATGAGCCCGGGGCATTTCGACTGGCCGCAGCTGATGCGGGCGGGCCTGACGCGGCTGGGACTCAAACCCGCCGAGTTCTGGGCGCTCACGCCCGCCGAATTGCGCCTCATGCTGGGCGAGGGCGCGGGGCCGCAACCCCTGGGGCGCGCGCGGCTGGACGCGCTGATGGCGGCCTTTCCCGATGACATGGACAGGAGCGAGACATGACAAGCGATATCGACGGACTGGAGGCGGAGCTGGACGCGCTTGATGCCTCGCTGTCGGGAGCGGCCACCATGGCGGCGGGCTTCAATGCCGAGATGCAGCGCATCCACGAGACCTTCGCTCAGACCGGCGGCGGCGTGCGGCGGCTGCAATCGGCGCTGTCATCGGGGCTCTCCTCGGCGATCGACGGGGTGGTGCTGGACGGGATGAGCCTGACCGCGGCGCTGAACGAGGTGGCGCAGGCGATGATCAACACCGCCTACAAGGCCGCCGTCGACCCTGTCGCGGATCACCTGGGCGGGCTTCTGTCGACCGGCGTGAACAGCGTTTTCGGACAATATTCGCCCTTCGCCAAGGGCGCCTCCTTCGCGCAGGGCCGGGTGATGCCCTTTGCCAATGGCGGCGTCGTCTCGGGGCCGACGACCTTCCCGATGCGGGGCGGCACCGGCCTGATGGGCGAGGCGGGCCCCGAGGCGATCATGCCATTGGCGCGCGGCCCCGACGGCAAGCTCGGCGTGCGGGCAGGCGGCGGCGGGGGCGGCGGTGCGGTGCATGTGACGATGAACATCTCCACGCCCGACGTGCAGGGCTTCCAGCGCAGCCAGAGCCAGATCGCCGCGCAGATGAGCCGCGCGCTGTCGCGGGGCGGGCGCAACCGCTGAGACCGCCGCAACCGGCGAGACCAACGACAACGAAAGGGACGGGGCCATGGAGTTCCACGACGTCAGATTTCCCGCGCGGCTGAGCTTCGGCTCCATGGGCGGGCCCGAACGCAAGACCGAGATCGCCATCCTCGCCAACGGCTATGAGGAGCGCAACACGCCCTGGTCGCAATCGCGCCGGCGGTATGATGCGGGCGTGGGGTTGCGCTCGCTCGACGATGTGGCCGAGGTCGTGGCCTTCTTCGAGGCGCGGCGCGGGCAGCTCTACGCGTTCCGCTGGAAGGACTGGTCGGATTTCAAGTCCTGCCGGCCCTCGCGCGAAGTGCGGTTCGAGGGCCAGATCATCGGCTACGGCGATGGCGCGACGACCGAATTCCAGCTCATCAAGACCTATCGCTCCGGCGCCAATACCTATGCCCGGCCCATCGACAAGCCGGTGCCGGGCAGCGTCCGGGTCGGCATGCACGACACCGAACTGCGCCAGGGCGTGGCCTTCACGGTCGATTACGCGCGGGGCCGCGTCACCTTCGCCGAGCCGCCGATCACCGGCATCGCCGTGACCGCCGGGTACGAGTTCGACGTGCCGGTGCGCTTCGACGCCGCCGCGATCCAGACCAGCGTGGCGAATTTCCAGGCCGGCGAAGTGCCCTCGATCGCGGTCGTGGAGGTGCGGGTATGACCGGCGACGCGGCGGCGCTTTATGCCCATCTCGGCACCGGGACGACCCATGTCGTGCGCTGCTGGGAGGTGATCCGCAGCGATGGCGTGCGGCTGGGCTTCACCGATCACGACCTCGATCTCGCCTTCGACGATCTGGTCTTCAAGGCTGAAAGCGGGCTCACCGCGCGTGCCCTCGAACAGGGCACGGGGCTTTCGGTCGACAATTCCGAGGCGATGGGCGCGCTGTCCGATGCCGCCCTGTCCGAGGCCGATATCGAGGCCGGGCGCTACGATTCCGCCGAGGTGGTCGCGTGGCTCGTGAACTGGCAGGATGTCAGTGCGCGGCAGGTGCTGTTTCGCGGCCATATCGGCGAGATACGCCGTGCGGGCGGTGCGTTCCAGGCCGAGTTGCGCGGCCTTTCGGACAAGCTCAACCGGCTCGTGGGGCGCATCTACCAGCGGCCCTGCACCGCCGTTCTGGGTGATGCGACCTGCACCTTCGATCTGACGCAGAGCGGGTTTTCCTGGGAAGGCGCCGTGACCGGCGTCGCCGAGAACCGCAAGCTCGTCCTGCCCGCGCTGCCGCAATTCCTGCCCGGCTGGTTCGAACGGGGCCGCGCCGAGATGCTGACCGGCGCCGCGGCGGGCCTGACGCGCTGGATCAAGCGCGACGCGGTCGAAGAGGCGGGCCGGCGCATCGACCTCTGGGAGCCCTTCCGCGCCGATTTGGCGCCGGGTGACCGGGTGCGGATCGCGGCGGGCTGCGACAAGCGCTTCGGCACCTGCCGCAAGAAGTTCGATAACCTCGTCAACTTCCGAGGCTTCCCGGACATCCCCGGCGACGATTTCCTCGTCGTGCATCCAGCCAATGCCTCGAACAAGGCGGGGGGCAGCCGCAGATGAGCATCGAGGATGACATCGTCGCCGCCGCGCGCGGCTGGATCGGCACACCCTACCGGCACCAGGCGTCGCGCGCGGGCGTGGGCAGCGATTGCCTCGGGCTCGTGCGCGGCGTCTGGCGCGAGGTGATGGGCTGCGAGCCCGAGGCCGTGCCCGCCTACAGCAACGACTGGTCCGAGCCGCAGGGCATCGAGACGCTCTGGGCGGCCGGGCGGCGCAACCTGCAACCTGCCGCCCCGGGCGCGCCCGGACCGGGCGAGGTGATCCTGTTCCGCATGCGCGAAGGTGCGGTGGCCAAGCATCTCGGCATCGTCTCGGCGGGGGCGCCGCAGCCGCGCTTCATCCATGCCTATTCCGGCCATGGCGTCGTCGAATCGGCCCTGACCCGTCCCTGGGCGCGGCGCATCGTGGCGCGCTTTACCTTTCCCGACAGACCGTAAGGACAGATCCCATGGCGACGATACTCCTCTCGGCGGCGGGTGCCGCGTTCGGCGGCTCGGTGGGCGGCTCCTTCCTGGGGCTGTCGATGGTGGCTTGGGGGCGCTTCGCCGGGGCCACGCTCGGCCGAGCGATCGACCAGAGCCTGATGGGCCAGGGATCGGAAAGCATCGAGACCGGGCGCGTCGAACGCTTCCACCTCGCCAATTCCGGCGAGGGCCGCGCGATTCCGCAGGCCTACGGGCGCGTGCGCGTCGGCGGGCAGGTCATCTGGACCACGCATTTCACCGAAAAGACCAGGACCGAGGGCGGCGACAGCGGCAAGGGCGCCCCCGCCACGCCCGAGATCACCACCTATCACTACTCGATCAGCATGGCGCTCGCGCTCTGCGAGGGCGAGATCGCGGGCGTGTCGCGGATCTGGGCGGACGGGGTCGAGATCTCGGCCGAGGATCTGAACATGCGGGTCTATCCCGGCACGCGCGACCAGCTGCCCGACCCGAAGATGGAGGCGGTCGAAGGCGTGGGCGAAGTGCCCGCCTATCGCGGCACGGCTTATGTCGTGCTGGAGGATTTCAAGCTGGAGGATTTCGGCAACCGCGTGCCCCAGCTTTCCTTCGAGGTTTTGCGCCCGAACCAGGCCGCCGACGACATGCCGGCGCTGCTGCAGGGCGTCGCGCTTCTGCCCGGCACCGGCGAATACGTGCTGGCCACCACCAAGCAGTATTTCGAGGGCGCGAGCGGCGGCTCCTCGGCGGCGATCAACGTCAACACGCCCGCCGAAGTGCCCGACATCGTCCAGTCGCTGGGCACGCTCGCCGACCAGGCCGAGAACTGCAACGCGATCTCGCTCGTCGTGAGCTGGTTCGGTGACGATCTGCGCGCGGGGCAATGCCAGATCAAGCCGAAGGTCGAGCAGAAGCAATACGAGGCCAAGGACATGAAGTGGAAAGTCTCCGGACTTTCCCGCGGCGCCGCCGAAGAGGTCGCGAGGATCGACGACACGCCGGTCTATGGCGGCACGCCCGCCGACAAGTCCGTCGTCACCGCGATCGAACGGATGAACGCGGAGGGCCGCGCGGTCATGTTCTATCCCTTCATCCTGATGGAGCAGCTCGAGGGCAACAACCTGCCCAATCCCTATGGCGGGCTCGGCCAGCCGCCCCTGCCGTGGCGGGGCCGGATCACCACCGCGCGCGCGCCCGGGCAGGACGGCTCGACGGACGGGACGATCCTTGCGCGCGCCGAGGTCGAGGCGTTCATCGGCACGGCGCGGGCATCGGATTTTCGGGTCGAGGGACGCGGCGTGGTCTATACGGGCCCCGATGAGTGGTCTTTTTCGCGCTTCATCCTGCATTACGCGACGCTGACCAAGGCCGCGGGCGGGGTCGACGCCTTCTGCATCGGCTCCGAGCTGCGCGGGCTCACGCAGATCCGTGATCATCAGGGGTTTCCCTTCGTCGAAGCGCTGCGCGATCTGGTCACCGAGGTGCGCAGCATCGTCGGCCCCGACGTCAAGCTCAGCTATGCCGCCGACTGGTCGGAATATTTCGGCTACCGGCCCAATGATGGCTCGGGCGACGTGCTGTTCCAT